AACCCAAAGTTAGGTTGAACCGCTCTCATTGATCTCTCTGCAGCTGCTCGAATGGCGTCTTGTTGTTCAATGAACTCATCCACCGCGAGTCCAAGTCCACCTTGTAAAATGAACTCTAGGAGTTGCTCATCATCTAAGTTTAGAAGAGTCAGAGGGGAGGCCGCTTCAATGGCCGCCCCAACTGTCTCTAATAGTTGCGCTCTTGCTTTGGTCAGTGCCTTAGCAAAAGCTCTCTCAGCTGAGACTTCAGCCTTGAGTTGATCACGCCGTGCTCTTATCAATGTGGCGACCGGTCCCGATTGACCTTTAGTCTGTCGAGTTAGGTCCTTAATCGCTTCCTCATCAGCATCAACTTCAGAAAAAAGTTGAGGTGATGCGCCACATTGACAAGCCATCTCTTAAAGACAATCGGTGATGATGCGTCCAAGAGTTGAGTCAACCGCATGGAAGACACCAACCTCTTCCGCATAGACATAACGGCGAGTCTTATCTAGAGAGTCATATTGTCCAGCGACCATCTCATTATAAGACAGGCTGAGAGCTGCAACCGGCATTCCCTTGACGTTTCCTGACTTCTGTACAATCGCATCTGAGCCCTTAAGGATACCCATGAAAAGAGAGTCCTCAGTCCAGATATATGCCTCAGAAGAAGTCGCACCGGGGACCGCTGTGTCTTGACGAGCTTGACCAACGAAGATATTAGGAATCCCTAGAACATCACGAAGAACGTTGATAACCACTTCATCATTTAAGACACGGTTTCCACTTGCGAGACCGTTAGCAGTGCTGCCCACAAAACCGCGCACCTCAGGATTTCGAGCAAGTTCACGGAATAGCTTTCTGCCAAAGATCAAAGAATCCGGATTGATTCCGTGAGCCGCCTCGAAAAGCGTATCTTTTAACTGATGCAGATTAGCGAGAGGCTCAGCACCGGCCGCATTAAACTTACTACCAAACTCATTTGTAGAGGTGTCGTTGTTGAAGTTTGCAGTGCCAAAGAGTAGATCCGCTGCACGCTTTTCACGGGCTAACTTGATAACTCGTGCAACTTTTCGCGCGATGCGCTCTTCTTCAGAGCCTGGATATTGAGAATCAAAAATGTCCTCCATCGCGATAGAGTCTTGAGCGCCGTAGATTTTAGCCATAAACGTTTGGCTTGAGCGATCAAAACCACCGATTGACGCACGGCTTGCACCGGGTGCGCGTTGAAGGTCAAGACCGGCACCGGCTCCCATGAAGTTTCGAGTCTCTTCAAGAAGTAGCGTTCCTGATCGCTCAGGAATGCTGACCGTCTCGAAGATTTTATCAGCAATAAGTTGATCATCACTTGGAACAGCCTCTTGAACGAGGCTTGTTAAGATTTGGTCTACTGGATGCAGGTTACTGTATGAACTAGCCATGATTCACTCCTTAAGGGACCAGATTGACAGGGCCGGTGAAGTTGATAAGGATCTGATCACTTGCGGATGATGAGACCTGATTGATGTTCGGTAGGATTTGACCGATCGAAAAGTTGCCAGAGGTTGCGTGTGTCTCAACTTTACCGTTAGAACTGGCCATCACAAGAGTTGTAGAATTAGCGATTGTTGCGCCAGCGATCACGCGAGTTGCACCGCTAATTTTTACCTCTACAGAATCGCCCGCTGAGCATGCTCTTTGAGCAACGCCGATACACCGGCGATCAGTGGCGGCTTCAGTTGTTTTGACTTTACCGTCAGTGGTTGTGCTCACAAGAGAGAACTCCGTGATAGCCTCAGACGCGACGAATGAGAGAATGTTGTCTGTGTTAGCCATGGTTCAGCCTCCAAAAACTTTGTTATAGTAATCGCGGTTTGACTCGCGGAATAGGTGAAGCGCTTCTGAGTAACTCACTTGCTTCTCAGCTGCTAGGTTTCTGACCTCTTGGTCAAGGGTCGCTTTGTTGATCTCTTGGCCGCTTGCTCCATGTCCTACTTCAACGAGAGGGACAGCGCTATTAATCGGACGCTCGCTGAACATCTGCCAAAATTCAGATTGAAGCTCCCGGAGCTCGAACGCTTTCGCAGCAACGCCAACTTCTGAAGGTTGAATTTTTCCTTCATTGAGCAAAGTGTTGACAGCTTCACGCCGCTCAACCGCTCGCTTCTCTGCCTCGATTGCTTCAAGGCGCTCCGAGAGCTTTGAGTTGTTCTCACGAAGAGCTTGAACCTCTGAGAGTAAGGTTGACTCAGACAAGACTTCACTGCTCTTGTAGAACTTTTTGTCTTTCTCTCGCTTGTCTTCATGATCAGGAGTGTGAGCCATTTTAGTCTCCTTCTCCTTATCCTTGTCTTCTGTCATTTTTTCTTCTTTGTCCTTGTCTTCTTTCTCCATCATGGAGTTTTCAGACTCGGCCATCATGTCCTTAATTTTCTGCTCAAGCTCTTTAACCATCTCATCTTTGGCGACAAGCATTTGGCGAAGCTCTTCAACAGACATCTCATTAATGTTGTCCATCAATGAAGTCCTTTCGTTTAGAGTGACTCGCCCAATCTTGTCATTAGATTGAGCTGGGCGAGGTGTGAGGGTGATTGCTAGAAGTTGAGCGTCTCCAACCTTGGAGCCGCCATCGCGTGAGAAGACCTCACCGTTGAGGAACTCAGGAGAGCTCCACAAGATACCACCGGCAGACTTGACCACATCAAGACCGCGTTCATTATAAGCCGGTGTCGCGTAAAGGCCGTCTTCTCTTAGCTCAAGGTCAACAATAAGACCAAGCGCTGAGCCGCTTTCCGGTGGTGCAGGATGTCCGCCCTGGAAAGGTGATGTGGCGTGTTGCCAATCTATGATCACAGGATCAGCTTCACGCCGCTCTCTATAGACTCGGATCATCTCAGTGAGAAGTTCACGGTCGATCTGTTTTCCGATCGCTTCACCGTTCATCCGTGATGAGACTTGACCAAGGGCCAACGTCTTGAACGGCTTACCAATGGTGAGGCCTTCAGGGATGTCGTAGGTTGGTGACGCTTCGGAAAGCATGACCGCTTCGCCATAGGCTCTTAGAGCTTGCGCTTTATCGTCTGCTGCGTTCATCTGTTTGACTAACTTTCTTGACCAAGCGAAGCCCGGATCACCTCCCCAACCCTGCCACGCTTGCCAGCCTTTCCCTTGAGTGTTCCACGTGGAACCTTTCTTATCTACTTCGTGACGACTAAAAAAGCTGAACATCCTTCGGACGGTCTCCGGTGAGAGTGTCTCACCGTTCATCAAGTCTCTAGCTCTAGCGATTCCAACAGCTGTCATCCCTCTTTGTGACTCGGGCTTATCTGCTCGCACTTCAAGCGCTCGCTTAGCCGCATCTCTCACACCTTGCGGAGGAGTAAAGTCAATATGAGAATATTTATCAGGAACGTTCAAAGTCTCAGACTTTTTCTCTGTTCGCTGTGGATGCCCCTTGGGGAGCAAGTCGAGATCCGTTGTATATGCTTTTTTTCGCTCGCCTGTCCCGACTAGCTTTAAGAATGCTTTGACTCTTGCAATCCCCCATTGTGTCCGGTCCATGCCTGGACGATGAGAGACAGAAAACGCGCCTGCTCCTCTTCTAAACACTGCTTTGAGTGTCCCTAGATCGACTTGTTTACTCTTGGCGTTATAGCGGTCGTTATGCTTGTCGCGTAAGTTCTCAAGAGCCTTCTGTGCTCGATCACTGATTTTTATTCCACCTCTTGCGCCGCTTGCGCTTCCTTTCGGATTTTTCTTGCTTCCAGTGATCCGATCCTTCTTTGGAGCCGGTGTCTGTGCCTTGGTGCGCTTAGTCATTGGCTCTTCTCCTCTTGATGAGGCTCTCCGCTAGAGCTGCGACACCTCCACCCCTTAGCGAAGCGGTTCTCTCTAGTGCTGAGCGTTGAGCGTCTTCCGGTAGGTCACCGGCTCCAAGTCTCTCTCTTATCGCTCGTTCAAGTTCATCATCAGGAGTAAGAAGACCAGATTGAACTAGACCGGGTAACATGCCGAGTGACTCAGCGAGGTCATCAGTATCAAGACCGGTGTGAGTCAATCGAGGGAGCTTTGAAGGGTCAACTAAACCATAGTTCCAACGAATCAACCGTCCGATTGTCCCGCCGCCTCTTCGATCAACTCCGCTCACTTGACTAGCGATGATGTCGCAAAGATTGATAGCAGCACGCCGGAAGACTGACAGGTGAATTTCTCCAACACTTCGCGCACCTGTCTCAGTGTTGCCAAGGTCAGCAAACTGAGTCAAGAAAGCGGCTGAGATTTGAGAGTCACACTTGGTTATGATCTCAAGAGGTCCTTGAGCATAAAGATTAGGTTGAGCCGCGTAGGTGTCAAAGCTCACCGCGCCATTCTCAACGAGATAGCTTTGTTCAGCGCTGATGAATGCTTGAGCTTGTCCCTCTGCATCCTCAACCATCGCGTCAATATCGCCATCCGTTAGACCTAGATTCTCAGCTTGTGAGCGATCAACCTTGACCTTAGGAGTAGGGACCGCCCAGCGATCGAGACCAACACACATAAGGTTGCTTACTCGTTGCTTAGTTCTCCACCACCACCAAACAGCTCTTAACATTCCGATACCTTCAAAATTTGAGCCGGTTCTGTTCAGTGTTAATAAGAGTAGCTTGTTGGCCGGAATCGGTTCCGGAGCTCTAGACATGCCCACAATATTTTGAAGCACTCCATCAAGCTGTTGATTATCTCGGCTTAGCCATCGACTGTGTGCGCTCGGTTCTCTGTCAGCGTATCGATCAAGCCATACTCTAATTTGACCTTCAGAGTCCGGACCAACCTTGTAGATTTCTTCGGCGTATCGATATCCGAGTGGGACGAATTCCCAAAGATAAGAAAGTTGATCTTCCCATGAAGTGGTCATCTGTCCTGAGTATCCATCGAAGCCCCAACACTCATTTGCGAACCGGGCTAATTCCTCCGCTTGTGGATCGTCCTCTATCCCCGGCACAAAACGCCAAGAGGCAGAGAGAAGCGTCTGTCTCAGCATATGCCATGAACGTCTTACGATCGGATCCGTCCTCACCATCTCTTCAGCCTCTTTAACCCAATTAAGGCCGGTGAGCTGTGCATTCTGTTCTTTGCCGGTGATCACTCCGCCGCTGAGCTGTGTTCCGCTGATCCCCTTAGTAACAAAGCGAGGTGCAAGCGCTCTCATATGCTTTGGAGAGCGCTCTTGATCATAATTGCTCATTAGTCCCCCAAGGCTTAGGTGAGTGCTTCTCAGATAATATAAGCACCTCAAAGTGATTTTATCAATAAAACCTTGTTCAGTATAAAATCAAGGTCTATGTTGATGAACGGCGGCGGTTGAGTTTAATCAGCGTTGAACATAAACGATGAACTTGCACACTGGGGTGACCGTCGCCGCTTTACTTATCTAGCCACTCTTGCACCGAATGATGTAGTCTGACCTGTCCTTCATCTGTTGTTTTGATCGGCTTTGATCCGGCAAACACAGAGAGCTTGTCAATGATGGCCGTTTGCAGCTCGGCTAGTTGATCGCGGTGAAGTTGAAGCTGAATCTGTGCATCTCTCAATCGAGCGATGAGCGCTTCTCTGTCTGCATTCGCCGAGGCTAGCTTATCTTTCAGCTCTTCAACCTCTGAGGGATCGCGGCCGCTCGCAATCGCCACCATGGAAGAGATAGAGCCGGTGATCACACCGAGTATACCCACCAAGACATCGCGGTTTTCATCAACAATCTTCACATAGGTCAAGAAGAGGATAAGCGCTACGACTAGACAGAGGAAGAAGACAGAGAACCACCAACCGCGCCGGGCCTTCTCTACCTGACTAAACTCACGGTGAGTCTGTTTCTTTTCACTCATAGCAGCTCCTCAAGGACTGTCTGAAGTGTGACCAAGATTGGGTCGATCCAATAAAACCACTCGTCAAGGTTACTCATCAAGCGCTTGTGTGGATCGATGATGATAGGGCCAAGGATCGAGATAAGCCAAAAGGCGATAATGAGAGCTAGAGTCTTAGTGAACCACCAAGCCCACTCGCGGAGCTCCCTGTCTCTCATTCGGCTCTTGATCTTATTGGGTCCGGCGATCCGCTTAACCTTTTCTGAGCTTGGAGGAGGTTGAAGAGAGTCGATGGTTGATCCAACAGCATAAATGATTTGAGTCTCTCTCACTCCCTTGAATCGATACTCACCAACACAAGCGTATCTTGTCCCCTTGGGTGTCCAGTGGTTAGTCCGTCCCTTGATGGCCTTCATGGCCTCTTTTGTCAGGAGGACTTGACCTGCTTGACAGAGTGACATTGTTCTAGCCGCTATATTTTTAGCGATCCCCTCAAGCTCTATCGACTTCGCTCCGGTCACTGTAAATATTTCGCTTTGCTTCACCTCTACGATGGTGCCCCAATGGATTCCGATTCGACATCCAAGTTTTGTTTTAAGTGGAACTGTCTGTTGATAGATCAGCGCAAAGTTGACCGCGTCGATGGGTCGGTTAAAGCTCAAGAGGAAACCGTCTGACCTGTCGATCTCTCGCCCTTCAAACTTATAGACAAGCGAACGCGCTAACCGGTCATGATATTGAAGCCAAGTGGCCGCTTTCATCGCTCCTACTTGTTGAACAAAGCGAGTAGACCCGATGAGGTCAAGGAGAACGATTGCGAGTTTAGTTTCCACTAATTCCATTAGAAGCTCCTTGTTTTACTGCCTCCAACCTTTACACGTCGATTGACCTTACCACCTCTTGATCTAGGCTTGTATCCTTGATCTGTAGCATCTGCCCAATTGAAAATAATACAATCATATCGGAGCGCGTCTAATGGGTCCTCTCTTCCGTCTTTCTTCGGTTGCTCTTTGTTGTCCCACCCATAAGAAAGAAGCGCTTTTCTAATACTGTTTCCAGTGGCTCG